TATGCAACGACTTTTCGCCCGCGCGTAAGGCGCTTGACGCTTTTGAACTCATAACGTAAAAGAGGGTAGCCGAGACGTCCGGCTACCCTTTCTTCATTGAGGGCCGCTAAGAGCGCACACCCCTCGTTCGCACCGGACAGAGGCATGAAATATTACAGGGGTGAAAACCATGGAAACTATTGCAACCTACAGCGTGCCGGAGCATCACGTAAAGATGTACACCGCCAACGTGCAGGCAGCGTTGAACAAAGAAGGCGGCTTGCTTATGAGCTACGTGTCAAACGGCGCGTACTCCGGCGAGAAGTCCCAAGTCGTAAACTTCCTCGGTCCTGTTGAGTTCATAGAACGCAACACTCCGTACGCGGACACCAAGCTCACCGAGCTTGAGCACACGTCGCGCTGGCTTACAGGAACCGAGTACGACTGCGCCGTTCTGATCGACCGCCTCGACGTACTCAAAATGATCTACGATCCGACGTCTCCGTACGTTGAGCGTATGCGTGAAGCCGCTGGGCGTAAGATGGACGAGATCATCATGTCGAAGTTCTACGCCACGGCGAAGACTGGCAAAGACGGCACGACCGATACAGTGTTTGCTACGCGCGACATCATCGCTCACGGCGGAACGCGCATGACCGTTGCAAAACTCCGTGCGGCGCGGAAGCTCTTGAAGAAGCGCCACGTCAACCTCCGCACCGCGACGCCGTACATCGCGGTGACATCGGAGCAGACCGACGACCTGCTTGGCGAAGTCGCCGTAGGTTCCTCGGACTACAACGCGGTCAAGCCGCTTGTGGACGGCGAAGTGTCCAAGTTCATGGGGTTCGTCTTCGTACCGTATGAAGACAACGGCACCTCGACCAACGGCAAGGGCATCCCTACCACTGCGGTGGCCGGGCCTGCAACGATCCGCGAATGCCCGGTGTGGGTGCCTGACGGCCACCACTTCGGTGCATGGGACGGTCTGGCGATTGTTATTTCGCCACGCCCGGACAAGAACAACATTAAGCAGGCGCACGCCGCGTTCACTGCGGGAGCTACCCGTCTTGAAGAAGGCAAAGTGCTCAAGTTGCAGTGTGTTGAGACGGGCACCCCGTCGTAAAGCGGGGAGCATAAGAACTAGAGCGGGCGCTTCCCGTCCGCTTTACAACGCCAAATGGAGGCAACTATGGACTACGGAACTAGCATCATCGCTGCGGAACTCGCAGAAGACTACCGCAAATACCCCATTAGCGACCACGGCAAACTGCGGTTCGTTTATGGCAAAGTCACAGCCGCAGAGGCGCTAACCGCTGGCGGCACCATGGCGTTCGCTAAGCTCCCGCCCGGACGTTTGCGTGTACTCCCGCAACTGTCCCGGATCACCACTTCGGCCTTTGGTGCCGGGCGCACGTTGGACGTGGGCTACGGGGCTTTCCAAGACCGCCCCTCTGGTACGGCGGACCCTGTGGCCGCAGACCCAGACGCGTTTATCGACGGGCTGGACGTGTCCAGCGCGGTGAGTGCGGGCGTCGTAGGTACGGGTCTCAAGTTCGACCTGTACTCGCTGTCGGGCGTTGTCGTGCAGGGCACGGTTCTCGGAGGTACGTTCCCTAACGCGGGAACTGTGGAGCTTCTGCTCGCGTACCTCTACGAATAAAAACAAGGAGGCGACCCTATGTTCACTCGGGTGCAGATCGTAAACACCGGACTGTCGAAAATAGGGTCGTCTCGCATCTCGCGGCTTGACCCGCCACAGACGTCTTTAGAGAGGTTCGTGGCCGAGAGCTACGAACACTGGAAGCGTTCGGAAATTACGAAGCGGCGGTGGGTGTTCGCAACCGAAGACGATTACGTGCTCGCAAAGTTGCAGGACAATCAGTCCGTTCCGCCACTCGAACGCGCTGACGGACGCAACTACAAGTATCAACTCCCTGTAGACTGTCTGCGACCTGTTCGCTTAAAGCGCACGGAATGGGTCCAGCGGCGTCGCGACGTGTACAGTACCGAAGACAACCTCAAAATATCTTACATTGTCAACGTGGACGAAACAGAGTTCGACCCGCTCTTTGTCGAAGTGTTAGCGTGCCGCATTGCGTTAGAGAGCGCAGAATACATCACGCAGTCGAACACAAAGAAAGCGGACGCAAAGGCTCTGTACGACGGTGCCGTGGCCGACGCGGGAAAAGTGAACGCCTTTGTTATTGGACCCGAAGACGTGGTGTCGGACGACAGCGACTTTCCCTTTATAACCTCAAGGTACTGAAATGCCCAAAGCGTCACCCATGGTTCGTTCGTTTAACGCGGGCGAGTTTTCAGACCTTCTCAACGGGCGCGTAGACCTCGACCGTTACCCGTCTTCGTTACGCTCGATGCTTAACTACATCGCGGCTCCTCAAGGCCCGGCTATAGGGCGTTCAGGCACGGCGTTCGTAGCGCCTGTAGCCGACGAAACCGAGGAAAGCAAACTACTGGCCTTTGAGTTTTCAAGCACGCAGGCAAAGGTGTTGGAGATCGCGTCTGACAGAATACGTTTCTTTGACGAAGACGGCGTGCAGGTATACACCCCGGTAACGGCCACCGTGACATCCGCAGCCGAAGTAAACATAGTTATCACCGCGACGGGCCTTAACGCTCTAGTTGGCGATCAAGTCGTACTGTCAGACTTTCCCGCATCGTACAATCTGAACGGAGTTATCGCTAGCGTAACCGCAGTAGCGGGAACGTCGTTTACTCTCGACGTAGCGTACCCTGACGAGACCGTCGTAAACGGAAAAGCCGCGCGCGTGTACCATGTGGCGTGTAGCTACACTCTAGCACAGCGAACTAGCTTGAGGGGGTTGCAATCCGTAGACGTCATGTACCTCCTTTGTGACGCCGCAAGACCGCGTAAGCTCTCAAGGTTTGGGACGTACGATTGGCGTCTGGAAGAAGTTGATTTCAAAGACGGTCCCTACTTGCCTATAAACGCAACGCCTACAAAAATAACACCTAACGCTACGGGAAACGCAATCCCTGATATGACAAGCAATATCTTGCCGTCAGGGACAGCGGGAGGTAGTGGAAACCGTCCAGACATAGCGGGTTCCCAAGCATCCCCGGTGGCGTTCATTAACCGAAACTTGACTTACGCGCTAGACGAGAGCGAGTTTTACTACGCGTTTGACAACGACAACGAGACGTATTGGGCAGGTAACGCCGAACAGTCAGGAACAATCCAATACACTCCGGGGTCTGCGTTTGTGTGCGACGGGTACACCATATATACGGCCAAAGATAATCAGGACACCAGCTATACATCCAACGACTACGCGCCTTCCGCGTTCGCGTTTGAGGGGTACACAGGTTCCGTGTGGGTTACGCTAGACCAGCAAGAAGAGTACGTACTGTACGACGGCGGCAAGTCGGCGTTCATTCAGATAGAAAACACAAACTCGTACACCGCGTACAGGTTGAGGATTACGAAGCTGGTACGTAACGGCCTGATAGAGCCTCGCTTGCGCAGACTTGTGCTGCGCGAAAAGGACGAGACCGGGATCACCTTGACGGCCAGCGCTACGGCAGGAATTAACGACGGCGATGGGTTTCAGAGCACTGATGTTGGCCGACTTATACGACTTAAAGGCAGCGACGCCGCGTGGCGTTCGTGCAAGATCACGACCGTATCAAGCACTACGGTCGTGATAGTCGATCTGCTAGGGGAGCCACTGCTTGACACAGGCCCGGTACGCGAGTGGCGTTTGGGCTTCTGGTCGGACACGACAGGCTGGCCGTCTACCGGAGACTTCTTTGAGGACCGTCTTTGGCTCGCGGGTTCTCAAGAATATCCTGATATGTTTGCAGGGTCCGTCACCGGAGGATACGAGACGTTCAGTCAGACCGACGGCTTCGGCGTAGTGCTGGACGACAGCGCGATAGTACTGCAACTTAACTCTCGCCGCCTGTCCCGCATACAATGGTTGTCTTCGGACACCCGAGGTATCGTTATTGGAACGGGGTCGGAGGAGTACACGCTGTCGGCCCCCTCGGGCGAAGCGCTAACCGCAAGGAACGTGCGTGCACGCCCGGCAACCCGCAGAGGGAGCGCCAACGTAGAACCTGTACGGGTGGACGACCAAGCGCTGTACGTTCAAAGAAGCGGGCGAGCGGTGAGCGAGTTCGCGTTCGTGTTCGAGGCTGACGGGTACAGATCACCTTCTATGTCGCAGCTTGCGAGCCACTTAGGCACGTTGCCTTTCGTGGAGATGCAGTACGCAGCGGAGCCGCACAGCATAGTGTGGGTTCGGAGGTCTGATGGGTCTCTCGTGGGTTTGACATACAACCGCGAAGAGAACGTGATAGGGTGGCACCGACACGACCTCTCGGGCGGCAAGATCGAGACCATGGCCGTCATACCTCAAAAAGACCAACTACAAGATGCGTTGTGGGTTATAGTCCGCCGCACAGTCGGAGATGTGACGCGGAGATACGTAGAGCGTTTAACCCGCTTTTGGGACTTCACTACCGTGTTGGGAGACGCGCACTTCGTTGACAGCGGGTTGAGGTATTCAGGAAGCGCGATTGACTTAGTGTACGGATTGAAGCATTTAGAAGGGGAAGTGGTGTACGGCCTTGCGGACAATCGACCTGTAGGTCCGCTCACTGTGGTTAGCGGGTCGGTTACGCTGCCCTACGAAGCCGAGAACGTAGTGCTAGGTTTGGGTTACGACGCGGAGTGTGTAGTCCCGCGCCTTGAGAACGGGGCCGCAGACGGAACCGCACAAGGTAAGGTTAAAAGGATAAACAGTATTGTGCTCGCAGTGTGGAGCAGCTTTGGCGGCGAGATAGGCGTGTACAACGAGCAAGAAGCGCGCTTCATATACGAGCCTTTGGAGTACCTCGGCGTGTTTGACGAGATAGAGGACGTGTCTCTGCACACCGGACTTCTCGGGCCTGTACGCCCTGCACCGGGCTACGACATGGACGGAATAATCGGGTTTAGACGCTCGAAGGCAAGCCCGTTGCCGTTCAATATGGTGTCGATAATGCCCCAACTGAACACGCAAGACCGATGATCGAGTACCGCCCGTTTAAGGCAGGGCACCTAGACCTCTTCACTCCGCAAGAGGCACAGAGAAGGGAGCACGCCGCTCTCGTGCGATCAGGGGGCGCAGGCGGGTTGGAAGGGGGCGTGTCGCTGTCAGGATGGGTAGGACATAAGTGCGTGGGCGCTGCGGGGCTTATACACGTCAGAGAGCACCGCGCGGTAGCGTGGATGATACTGTCTCAAGATATTGGCGCGCACATGTTACCTCTAGCAAAGAAGGTGCGCCGCGTGCTAAACAACGTGGTATACCTGCGGGTCGAGCTTACGGTGGCCGAAGGGTTTGAACAGGGCGAAAGGTTTGCCCGGCTCATTGGAGCGAAGTGCGAGACCCCGGAACCCATGCGGTACTTTGGGCCGGACAAGCGAAACGAGCGAATGTACGCGGTGATAAAAGGAACCTAGAATGGCGTTTGCACTCCCCCTCTTGGCCGCGATACCCGCTGGCGTAGGAACTGCGATGTCCGTTGCAGGCGCGGTGATAGGAGCCGTAGGCACGCTCCAAGCAGGTAACGCTGCCAGCGCCTCCGCGAGCTACAACGCGCAGGTCGCGGACCGCGACGTTGCAGTAGCAGACCAGAACCGCAAGTCCGTTCTGGAGCAAACCCGGATCGCCGCCGACGACAAACGGCGAGACAATCGACGCGTGCTGTCGTCTATCCGCGCGCAGTACGGAGCCTCGGGGCTATCCATGGCCGGATCGCCTCTCGACGTGCTGCAAGATACTGCGGTTGAGCAGGAGCTAGACGTGCGGCGCACAGAGTACGAAGGTCGAGTGCGCGGACGCGAAGGTGCGCTGCAAATGCTCGGGCTGCAAGAAGAGGGCGTCCTTTCTCGTATGGAGGCTAAAAACGCACGCAGGGCCGGGCGGGTCGGCGCGGTAGGAAGCCTCGCTTCGGGCGTTGGTTCTACACTTTCGAGGGTCGCATAATGGCAAGAATACCAACAGTCACAAGTCAGATTTCCGCGCGCAGCGGGGCTACAACGGCGGGGGTTCCCT